ATGTATTACCATTGTAAACTTTTAAATCATCGTTTGCAAAAAATTCAAATGGAACTGAAAATGTTGTTTGTCCTGCTGTAGCTGTGTATTGTACACGAGGTTCTGTAGCAGATATATTTAATGCCATATTATCTTAATCCTTTTTCAATATCGTCAAATAACCAATCTAAGTACCATACATTTTGAAATGGTATCAATCTACGCACATTACGTGCTGTATAGTGATTGTACTTATTAGATCCAATGTCATACATAACATCAAAAATGTTTGCTATTTGACTTGCACTTGGGCCAAATACAGATCCAACTTTAGATTTAATATTTGATCCATATGGCTTTTTAGCACCAAGCATTGGTCTAATACCAACTCTATTATCTGTTAATGTTTCAATTGCTCTATTAATATCTACATAAATTCCACCTAAACCTGATCTATCAAAAGCATTAATTAATTTATCAGTAGTAGAAATTTTACTATAATCTTTGTCATATCTGTATGTAGTATAAATGCCATCAATTAACATTCCAGATCCCATTAACAATATAGATCCAAACAAAAAGTCCATATCTTTTTCTTGCATACCACGAAGTAACATTCTTTGTGTAGCAGCCATAACAAACTTTTTAAACTGTGCAATTGTAGATCCTAATTCTGTACTCATCCATAATGGAGTATCACCTTTAGATGGTGTAACAATAGTACGATTAATTTCTTTTACTAATGCACTTCCATATGCTTGTTCTGCTATTTCATCTTCCCATTTAACTGAATTAGCTAAGAAGTTATGTTTAGTTTTTTCACCATGTAAATTGTATTGTTTAGCTATACGTTTAGCTATTTCTTCATCAATACCAGCAGCAGCTAATCTTGTTTTACCTTTATTGTTTAATGTACCTTTGCTCCATTTAATACTGTCATCAATAATACCTGTTCCTGTAGTTAGTGCAGCTACACCTTTAATATGTTCTGTCCATCTTGACATAAGGTTTACATACATAAAGTTAATATTAGCTAGTTTACTCATTCCTGCTTCAACTTTATTGTAAATACCGAACATATCATTAATATCTGAAAACAACATTGCTCTTGATCCAGTAATCATATCAATAGCTTCACCAAATCTTTGTGCTTCTTTTTTAGCAATAGCAGGTAGATTTCTACCTAACATTGATGCATAACCTTCTATCTGAGATTTAAAACCTCTTTCAAGACCTTGTACCATTGTTACCCTAGCAACATCTGGTACTGCTGCAAAAAAACCAGTTAGCATACTTAATGCATTATAGTTTTTCATAGTACGCATACCAATGCTGTACCATTTAGTAGGATCACTAGGTAAGCCATATGTTCCTCTAAATAGTTCAATAGAAGCTTCCATATCTTTTATACTATCTTTTAATTGTGTTTTGTATTCAGGAGCAGATAACTTTCTAAGTGTTCTAAGATTATCAAAGTCTTGTTTAATACCTAATAATCCTTTGTCATATAAACCTTCATACTGTGGATCAAATGCTTTATAACCTAAACCATTAGGATCACCATATTTACGAGTAAGTAATATATCTGGTGTCATTTGACGATAGTATGTTTTCATTAAACTTAAAATATCATCAATAATAAACCCTTCTTGTTGTAATTTTAACAATGCATCTTTAGATAGGTTTAATGTTCTTGCTCTAGTAGATCTAGCAAATCTAGGTTTTTGAAAAGCAAATCTTGCAGCTTCATCTGCTAATGTTTCTTCATATCTTATGAAAGGATGATGCGTAGAAAGATCATCAACTAATTGATTTAGTTTTTTATCATTAACAAATCTACCTTGTCTAACTAAATCTTCTTTTACTATTTGTTTAAATAAATTTTTATTTTTATCAATAACTGGTTTGTTATATATAACATTAACATAATTTTTTCTAAGACCGCCAGATTTATTAATATAATTTAATCTTTCATTTAGCTTTTCTAATTTTTGAGTTATTTCTGCTTCTGTCCAAACTTTTGATTGTTGTCCTTCAAATGTAAATCTTGTAGAAGTTTTCTTTTCACGTTTCATCATATCTAATGTTTTATTCCAAAATGTCATTTCTCTTTTTGTAGGTTCTAAAAATAATTCAAGATCAGCAGCTTCTTTACCTATTGGCCCATATACAAGATCTTCTGTCTTACGTGCTGCTTCAGCTACTTCTGGTATTCCACTTTCCATATTTTTTAATCTTGCTCTAGTTATTTCAGAATGAAATTGACGTTGTGTTAATATACTTTGATCTTGTACCATATCATCAATAGCTAAGCCTATATTGGTACTAGGTGCTTGTTTGTTTAAACCTTTTTCTTTGTAAACTCTATTAAGATATTTTAAATATAAATCCCGAATATCTAATTGTGCCTGTACTACAGGTGCGTCTCTTTTTTTTAATTCTCTTTCCAAAGATATATCAGTAGGTTTAAATCCAAACTTTTCTGTATTTTTATTCATTATAAGAGGAGTATCTAAAACTTCAGTAATCATTTTATTTGCTGTTTTAGATTTACTTTTCTTTAATCTAAAAATAGGTGTCCATGGCCCAGCTTCTCCAAATATACCTAAGTTACTTTTAAAGAATTGTTCACCCATTTGTTCACCAACTTCAGTAAATACTTTAGCATCAGGGTTACCAGCAGATCCAACACTTCTAGCTGATGGATCAATAAACAATCCATCTTCATAATCAGATTGTTTTGCAGCTACATCTTTTCTACGATTAAACTGTATATCTAAATTAGTTAATCTTTTTCTTGTAGCATTAGGTATATTAGTATTAAATTTGTTTAACATTGCAGGTAATCCATAACCAAGTCCTACTGTCCATGGTACATAACTATCATCTCTCATAGGATTAAAAGATTGTTTTGCTAGTTCTTCTGTAGATAATGCTGTACCTATACTTAAAGCACCTCTTGCTTTTGTAAACAAAAGTAATGAAGAAGGATCTGCTACAAAACCTGCTATACGACCAGCTAGACCAAATGGGCTATCTATATCGTAGTCTGCTTTTTCTTTAAGTTTACCAAGTATATAATCTGTTTCTGCTGATGATTTAGATAATAAAAAATTATCCATAATATCTTCCATGCCTACTAGATTTGGATCTTGTAATGGATTGTAATCAGGTTCTTCAGGAAAATCTTGATTGTCTTGAATGTATGATACTGCGTTTGTTATTAAATTTTCTTCTTTAAAACCTTCTACAAAATCAACTATATTGCCTATATCGTCTGTTTTATAAACGTCTTTTTTTCTTTGCTCTATATCTTTTATAGATGGTAATCCAGCACCTAATACTGCCATTATTGAATATCCAAGTTTTGTTTTGCTCTATCAAAGCCTTCTTTTATAAAACGATCTAACAATATAGAATCTCCATAATATGTATCAAAATTATCTCCAAGATTTCTTTTTGTTAGTGCAATCATAATACTTCTAATATTATTAAAATCATAAAGATTTACTTGCGTGTCGTTTTCAAAACCAGTATCTTTTTTTAATATATCTAATAATTGTTTATCGCCTTCAGTTAAAACAACTAATTCACCAACTGTAGGATAATCACTAATAGTTTTTTCTACATTATTAGTAGTTAGTGTAGAGTTTTCATATAAGAATGTAATTGCTGCTTCAAAACTATCAGATGGTCTTGCAAAAGATATATTACCTTTACTTGTATATTCTAACTGACCATTATATTTTTTTTCTTTATTAGCTTTTATACCAGTTAGATTATTTAATCTAACACCTACTGGTAATGAAGCGTTGCTAAAATTATTTTCAACAAAAGTTCTAAATCTCATGTTTTCATTGTAATTTTTAAATGGTGTAGAATGTGGTGGATATATAGCCTCTAATGTTTTTTCATATGTATTACCTTGCATATTAGCTAATGCTTTATCGGCTGCACTCATATTATTTAACATAGTTCTTTCAATGGAAAGAAGTTTCTCTCTTTCTTTTTGTAAATCAATATCTTGACCCATTAAGTTAAATAAATATTTAAATGGTTTTAATTCAGCAGGTGTATCTTTCAATGGTACATCTGTAACAAATAAACTAAAATTTGTTGCAGATGTTCTAAGATTTTCAAATCCTAAAAATGCTCTTTCTACTAATCTTTTAGATCCTTCTGGTACTAAATGACCATATTCTTTCATAAAATCATCTGTAGCAGCTTTAGCAGCTACCATTCTAATATTTGATATAGATGCAGGAAAGTTTTCTTGTCCTTGTTTATACCAACCAGATGTAGCTGAAAAATATTCGTTTTGTTTTTGTACTGGT